AATACTGTAGATGAAGGGATACTTACGTTGATAAATGCCCGAATTGTGGCGATGAAGAATACGAATACCTGTCTTGAAGGTATAGTTACGACCTATTAGGTAAGTATCCCCCGAAGCCCCGTAAAGTAGCTTCAAAAACGTGTTAAAATTAGAAGAAAAGGGGGTAATTACAATGGGACGGAAAAAGGAATTAACCGAAAAGGAATTTAAGAAGTTGCTCATTAAAGCCTCTCAACCTTTGCCGGAACAAGAGCAGAAACCCGATTCAGCATCAGAGAAAACATCGGAGTCGCAGACTTCCGGTGATTGTAACGAAAGCCATACTCATTCAGATAGGTCTGGAGATACTTAGGAGACACGGCATGATAAACGCCATTGATACCACGCTTTACCAGCGACCAGAAGCCCTCAACCGTATTAACGTGGGTAAGCCCTCTGGCATATTCGCCTTTGCCGTGATGAATCGTCCGGTGAGTATAGCCGAGTTTTTGAACAAGATTATAGCTGGCGAGTTCATCGGTGTAGATGATATTCTGCGCATCCCTCGGAACCTGATTCCAGATGATAGGCATGACTGTCCGTGTCTTAACATCAGAGACCACCTTGCTCATAACCTGCCCCTCGTCTCTGTGAACCAATCCTACCACTGGTGTCTTACCCTCTGCGCCACGTCCTGGAGGCCCTGGCCTCTTACCGCCGATGTAAGTCTCATCAACTTCAATAGAGCCATTAAAAGGGTTTGCCTTTTCATTCATCAGGGAGCGAATCTGTTTGAACATGCGCCATGCCGTCTTATAGGTCACGCCAAGCTCACGCTCAAGCTGTTTAGCCGAGATTCCGCATCGGGTGGAGGACATCAGGAACATGGCGTAAAACCACGAGCGAAGCGGGGTTGGCGATTTGTGGAATATCGTTCCGGCTGTGGGGAAGATGTGATTACCACAGAACTCGCAGGCATAAGCCTTGCGTCCTGTCCGGCGATAGTATTTAGTTACTTTCTGACAGACTGGGCAGAATACACCCTGCGGATAGCGAGCCTTAAAAATGAACTCAAGGCATATATTATCATCAGGAAATTGCTCATTGAATTCTTTAATCGTGTATTTGGCGGTTTTCATCGTGGTCTCCTAGTATTATTCTGCGTGGCTCGGATGCGCAGCCCCCGTTGTCGGCTATTTTTTCCTGGCGATGCAAAGGGTTATTTTACCGTCATTGGTAAAATACATGGCGTGTCCCATTTCTTCTTTTGCAGGATTGCCGACATCGTAGATTTGGTCAGCCCTAGTGCCCTTGAGCTCCTTCTCTCGTTCAAGACACTGTTTGCAAGTTATCATTTTTCCCCTCCTTTCCTAAGAATTTTAGAGTCCGAGTCCGGTGGGGCCGTCATCGACATTTTCGTGTGCCTGATAGCCGGGGGTTTCCGTACCATTAATGACATGTACGTTCGATTGTCGTCTCGGAGTATGGGATTTTATTTCGTTGTAGGCGGTCATTATCTGGCCGTACATTTTATAGGTTCTCTCATTGGGTTCGTAGTATTCGATGTCTACCCTGTTTTCGACTGCCCATTTTGCTGCCTCTTCGGGAGTTATTTCGCCATTTATCGCTCCATTCAGTGCCTCACCCCAGTCTCTAATCGGTTTCATTTCCTTACCTCCTTTTTTTATTTCTACTCTCATTATAAACTATTTCATACTGGTTGTCAAGGGATAAACCATGCTCAAATATAAAGATTTTATAAAGATTACGGGTTATGAAGGGATACTTACGACCTATTATATATAAAGGAAAGAAGACCTGATGCCGAAGCTTCAGACTAACCGGCAGCGTAAAATAAGATACGAGACCATAGCCCGGGCCGAGGGCGACCAGTGCCTCATTTGCTGGATAGAAGATAGAGTCAGGCGCGGGCCCCCGAGGAAAAAGCTCATCATCGAGCACGCCGATAACGACGAGACAAACTGGTCCTGGAGCAATCTTCACCTCTGCTGCTACTCTCACAACAAAAAAATGGAGCAATTAACTTCTGAGGCGAAGAAAAAGCTCATACGAGGGTACAGTGACCAATTAGAGAGAGAGAGAGAGAGAGCGGGTCTGCCCACCTGGGGGGATGTCCTCAAGGATATGATACCTTACGAATCGGGCAGCCCCGAAATGAAGGCACATAAAAGGTTCGAGAGAATCTGGTTAAGATGGGTCCGTCAGCAACTGAACAGGCATGGTTCTTATGATAAACGTGAGCTGCTCCGGGAAGCCGCCAAAGTCTCCAGGTGCAGCATACAGACATCGAGGAATTATCTCGAAAAATATACCTCGGAGCTGGAGGGTCCTTTCAAAGAGACCTTCGATGATGATGGGGAAAAAATCATCACCTACCTTCATCCGCTGGCTCCCGGGCCGGCAGGGAAGGAGAAAAAGCGATGAAAATTATGAGTAAGATATTCTCAATAGTAATACCGAATGAATCTCAGTTCTCCGCAGAGGATATCGAAAGACAGGCTATTAGATATGGATTAACCAAGAATGCTTTTATCATAAAGGCGATTAGTTTCTTTATGGACATGGAACCCAAGGACTGGAAACAAATAACCGGGATATCAGATACCATGGATATTCCTGCAGCATATTAAATCTTGTTCAGGTTAACAAATTGGTTAAATAAATGCTTGACTTTGCCAGTTAAAGGAATGTAAAAATGATATAGATGATGTTATGGTCATCTGGAGATATCCTGTGAAGCCGGCAGTGAAGGAGAAAAAACAATGACAACCGCTCAAAGGCTCAAACCCAAGCCCCGGCAGCTCGTTATCTCCATGCCTTACCCGGGCGAGGTCATCTCCGTCAATCATTACCGCGGAAGAAACAGATATGGCAGTGAATTCGTCAGGGGGGAGGCGCAGGCCTGGATGGACGCCCTCGGCTGGCAGCTCAAGCTCCATCATATCGAGGACTGGCAACTTCCCCTCAATGTCACCTGCTCCGGAATATTCAGTGACCTGAATCACGCGCCGGACCTCTCCAACCTCTCCAAGTGCACCCTGGACGCCATCGAGGCGGTCACCGGCGTCAACGACCGGGATATGCGCTGGCACGATGGCGATATGAAAATCGACCCGGACTACACCCCGGAGATGGAAATAACCATCGAGGAGGCGGAGTGATGAATATATTAATCGGCGCATTATTGGGGGTTTTCTTGCTCATATTTGTTGTTCTGCCTGTACTCGTTTGGAAATATTATGGATGCAGTTACCTCGACTATTTGAAGATATTAATAGGGAGAAACCCCGATGCCTGAAAAGACCGGCACCATGAAGCTCAACAAGTCGGAGGCGGACCTCATCGCCGCCATCCGCGCCCTGCATATGAAACACGGTCGTATTCCGTGTGTGATATATTTCCAGGACGGCCAGATGACCAGGGTCGTCTTCAAAGGAGAAGAAAAAAGCGTAAAACTCGGCTGACAGCAGAATAGCCGGACGCTGACCGAAAAACGGAGGCGCATCCCTGGGGAAATCCCCCTCGGTGCGCCTTCTTTATTTGGACAAAGAAATGGACAAAGAACAAAACGGCTTTCCCCTGCTCGACCGCATCCCGCTGGCCAGGCGGCTCACCGCCATCAACGAGCTCGCCCGGTGGCAGAAAAAGCATCACCCCGATGCCCCCGAGCTGGAGGTCGCCGAATCAATAAGGCAGAAGCGTTATCTCGCCCCGTCCGGGCCTGAAATCAACATCGATGCCCCGGACTGGCGGGAAGAGGAAGACATCGCCATAGACCATGAGATACGCCGGAAGCCACGCTACCAAAGGAGGATAGAATGACCTGTATTGTAGGACTTGTACAAGATGGAGATATCTACATGGGAGGTGACAGCGCCGGTGCCAATCAGTCTTTCCAACTTGATATCCGCGCCGACCAAAAGGTATTTATCCGTTCTAACATCATCATGGGCTTTACGACATCTTTTCGGATGGGCCAGCTACTACGCTACCGGCTTTATATACCTCCTCGGAAGAAAGCCCAAGAGCTTTATGACTACATGGTGACTGATTTCATCGATGCTGTTCGCAACTGCCTTGAAAAAGGAGGTTATGCACGCAAAGAACATGGGGTAGAATCCGGCGGTACGTTCCTTATTGGAATCGAAGGCCGTCTATTTATCATTTATGCTGATTTTCAGGTCGGCGAGAGTACGGCACCTTATACAGCCTGCGGGTGTGGAACTGATATAGCTCTCGGTGCCATGTATGTCACTGGCGATATCGAGCCCGAGAGCAGAATTCAGAAGGCACTCTCAGCAGCCGAGCGATTCAGTGCTGGAGTCAGACATCCTTTCATAATACTCAAGTTAGAGAAGGTGGACTAATGCTCCGCCACTATCACAAAGGCGAGTTAATCTGGGTGGCCCCCGGCGCCGTCCGCTATGACGCCGAGGACCTCGAGCTCATCCTCCCATGGTTCCGTTATATGCTTGAAGGCGCTTACCCTTTGGAGCCCACCGGAGGTTACATCGAAGGCAAGCGGACCGGCATTACCTCCCGTGCCTATTATGAAGCCGCCTGCCAGGTTGCCGCCGAGATTGACCGCCGCCTCGCCCGCACCGGCCTCGACCGCTATCTCCTCGAGAGCTACTACTGCAATGACTGGAGAGGCTATACCTATGACGAGATAATCACCGCGATAGCCTCACGGGTCGACAAGGACAGGCAAGACGTAAAGCGTCGCATCCGCTCCGCCTTCAGCTATATCGCCAGCGGGTCATGCCCCCGATGGCTCCACTGCATAGACTGTCCCGAGTACCAGACCTGCCGAAAGAAAAACAAAGGCCGCGTCGGCCAGACTTACCGCCAGTGGCGGCGAAGCAAAAGCCGCGTTCACGCCTGAGAATATGCGTTTGCATACCGAAACTTGACAAAACACGCTCTGATGTTCTAAAATCTCATTGTATGAATAGAAAAATGTCTTTAGAGGCATTATCACTATCATTAATCAAAGAAATAGACCCCCTCTCCATAAAAGGTAATTATCGAGATGTCTGGCTTCTTGTATGTAGAGCATTAATAGCTAAAGCAGAAGGAAAATGCGAAGAATGTGGTAGAAGAGGTAGGAAATTACATATTCATCATAAAGATAACTGTCCTTTAAATAACAGAATAACCAATTTACAGGTCCTGTGTAGAAAGTGCCATAGTAGAACTCATGCTAAATTTGATGTTCAGTTAATGCCTTGGACAATAGGTGATAGACCACGGAAAATACCTATTTGTCATTAGAGTGACATAATATGCCCCGGGAAGACCGGGGCTTTTTCATTTGGTGGACATGTCGGGTAGGACAAGCGGCTAAGTCACCGGCCCCATAAGCCGGGGGAGTTGGTTCGACTCCAGCACCCGCTACCACTTATTCCCTGAGGAATAATCATCATGCCGAACAAACCCCAGAGACCATGCCGCCATCCCGGCTGCCCTCATCTCACCGAACACAAAAGCGGCTATTGCCCGGAGCATCTCAAGCAGACGCGGCGGGAGAATGACCATGAGCGAGGCAGTAGCACGCAGCGCGGCTACAACTACCGCTGGCACAAAGCCAGCAAGCTATACATGGCCAGGCATCCGCTCTGTGAAATCTGCTTGAAGAAGAAACCGCCGGTCATCAGGGCGGCAACGCTCGTAGACCACATCGAGCCACATCGCGGCGATTATGAATTGTTCTGGGATGAAAGCGATTGGCAGTCCTCCTGCAAAGAATGCCATGACATAAAGACCGCTAAAGAGGACGGGGCGTTCGGTAATCCGATAAAAGAAAGAACGGAGGGGGAGGGGGTTTAAATCTCTACAGCTTGATGTTTCTAAACCGAGTGTTAACCTGGAAAAAAATCTGTACGGGTTGGAGGAAAATTAGAAAAGTCTGGGAATAAAATACCTTAATTACGCGCGCACGTTGGCTTACATAATATTTAGCTTGCCCGTTGTTGAAATAATTACGGTTACGGAGTGATTTAAAATGCCAGGACCGGCTCCCAAAAAACCAAAGCTACGCCAGCGAAGAAATAAAGATGTTACCGCAAGGATATTTCAAGAGAAAAAGCCTATAACAAATATTCCTGAACTCCCGAAGCGCCGGCGAAAGTGGCGCGAGGAAACAATCGCTTGGTGGAAAGATATCTGGGAATCTCCGATGGCGCCCGAGTTCATACAGTCGGACATTCACCAGCTTTATATCCTTGCGGATTTGATTGACCAATACTGGAGGGACCAGGCTAAGGGAAAGGGAGCATCGCCGGCACTGGCGACTGAAATAAGACTGCAGCGGCAGTGTTTCGGGCTGACGCCGATAGACCGGAGAAGGCTGCAGTGGGAAATCGAAAAGGGAGAAGCGGCCAGCATCAAGGGCCAGAAGCGGCGGGAGAAGGGCAGAAAGACCAAGACTTATAAGGTCGACCCGAGAGCCGCCCTGGAAGCCAAGAACTAATATGACTGTCCTGACGGTCCCGGATGATAAAGGAAAATGGTATCCGAGCCTGGGGGGAGAGGTCTGCGACTTCATCGAGGATAATCTGGTATTCGGACCGGGCGACCTGCGCGGCGAGAAGGCGAAGCTGGATGAGGATAAGCGCGCATTAATCTGGCGGATGTACGAGGTATATCCACGGAGACACGCCGCGGCGGGGCGGCGACGTTTCAAGAGGGTAGGGATAAGCATGGCGAAGGGCCTTGCCAAGACGGAGCTGGCGGCTTGGATAGCGATTTGCGAATTACATCCCGAGGCACCGGTGAGGTGCATAGGGTTTGATAAAAAGGGCAATCCATTCGGTGGGCCGGTAAACGACCCCTATATACCGGTGGTGGCCTATACCGAAGAGCAGTCGGACGAGCTGCTTTACGGCACGATAAAGGTCATTCTGGAAGAGAGCGCCCTGGGGAAGGACTTCGACATCGGGTTGGGTCGGATAATGCGGAAGCGCGGGGATGGGAAGGTGGTGTCGCTTTCAAGCTCTCCCAAATCCCGAGATGGCGCCAGGACGACATTTTCCGCAATGGACGAGACACACTGGTGGACGCATCCGCGTTTAATAAAAGCCCACCAGACGATGTTAGCCAACACAGCGAAATTGAAAGCGGCCGATGCGTGGAACCTCGAGATAACGACGGCGCCGGAGCCCGGTGCCGGGAGCGTGGCAGAGAGTGCCATGGAGTATGCCCAGGCGGTACATGAAGGCCGCATTAAGAATTCGCGCTTTTTTTACTATCATCGGCAGGCTTCGGACGAGCACAAGCTGGATACAGTTAAAGATATAAGGGAGGCGGTGATAGAAGCCTCCGGGGTGGCGAAGGTGTGGCGGGATATCGATGCCATCGTGGCGCTATCGCAGGACCCGACGATGGACATGGCATATTACGACCGGTTGTACTGCAACCGGTTGGTGAAGGCATCGCAGAAAGCCTTCGATATCAGTGAGTGGGAGCAACTGGCGGATAAGAAGTATAAAGTACCAAATAAGGCGTTGATTTCGCTGGGGTTCGATGGCGCCATGTTCCATGACTCCGTGGGCCTGGTAGGGACGGAAATCGAGACGGGCCACCAGTTCGTTCTGGGGGTCTGGGAGTGTCCATACGGTAAGAAGGACTGGCAGGCGCCGGTGGATGAAATCGATGAGACGGTCGAGGCGGCATTCGAAAATTACGATGTGTGGCGGATGTACGCCGACCCTCAATACTGGCTCTCCTACACGGCGAAGTGGGCGGGGCTATACGGCAAAGAGAAGGTCGTTGAATGGTACACGAACAAATATAACCAGATGTGCTATTCGATAGAGGCTTTCAACACAGCGATAAAAAGCCAGGAGTTGAGCCATGACGGGCACAAGGCACTGGGAAGGCATATCGCCAACGCCTTCAAGAAGGAGCTGAACAAGCGGGACGAGCAGGGGAAGAAGCTGTGGGTGATACAGAAGGAGCGTGGGGACAGTCCCAACAAGATAGACCTGGCCATGGCGGCGATATTGAGCTGGCGGGCCAGGCTGGACGCGGTGGCGCTGGGGGTAACGAAGCGAAGCGCGTATGAAGACGGATTGATAATGATAGGATGAAGAGAATTAAAATACTTTACGATTTCCTTAAAAAGATATTTGACATCGAGGATATGCTGACGGTGGGCGGAATCGGGATGGTGGGCGCGGGCATCTGGTTCATCTACTGGCCGGCGGCGTTAATCGTCGTCGGGGTATTCTGCGCTTCACTCGGTGTAATGGGGAGCAGGTTACGGAGGCGCCATGGGAAGAATAGCTGATTTCATCGAGAAACGATATTCCCTGGCCGACATGGACCGGGACATGGACGCCATAATTTACGGGATGCCGACGGCGACTGGGTTAAAAGTATCTGGGACAAAGGCTTTAACCATCGTATCGTATTACCACGGCATGAGGCTAAGAAGCGAAACGGTGGGGCAGGTGCCGCTCATCGAGTACCGGCGGGTGATGCGGGGAAATAACCGCCAGGGTAAAGAGCGGGCGACAGGGGAGAAACTTTACAATTTATTGCACGATACGCCGAACCCGGAGATGGATGCCATCAGCTTTAAGTCGGCGCTGCAGGGGCATGTTATCGGATGGGGCAACGCCTTCGCGGAGATAGAGTGGGATATGAGCGCCGGGGAAGTCAGGGCGCTATGGCCGCTCAATGTTTCACGGATGAAAGTGGGGCGCGACGATAAAACCAGGGAACTGATTTACGCCTATACGACCCCAGATAGCGTGACGCATATATTGCCTCCATTCCGCGTCCTGCATATCCCGGGTTTCGGGTTCGACGGGATTATCGGCTATGACAGCGTTTATCTGGCGCGGGAGATGCTGGGTCTGACGATGGCGCTGGAGGAGCACGGGGCGCGGTTCTTCGGGAACGGGGCGCGGCCAGGCGGTATTTTAACACACCCGAACCATCTCGGGGACGAAGCCAAGAAAGCAAATATTAAGCACTGGCAGGAGCAATACGGCGGGCTGAGCAACGTCAACCGCATCGCCATCCTGGACGAGGGAATCACGTATAAAGAAATCGGCATACCTCCGGAGAATTCGCAGTACCTGCAATCGCGGACGTTTTCGATACAGGAAATGTCGCGGCTGCTCAACATAACGCCGCACAAGATGTACGAGCTTTCACACGCTACATTCAGCAATATCGAGCACCAGGACCTCGAATATATGAAATACACGATGGGTCCGGATTTCCGGCGGTGGGAACAGGCTTGCAACCGGAAGCTGATATTGCCGGCGGAGCGGAGCCTGTTCTTCTGTGAGTTCCTCGAGGACGCACTATTGCGGGCGGACTCGGCGGCCAGGGCGGCGTTTTACAAGGAACTGTTCTACATGGGGTCGCTCAGCCCGAACGATATCCGCGAGAAAGAGAATATGAATCCCAACGAAGACCCGAGCGGAGACCGGTACTATATCCCGTCTAATTTCATACCCATGGACATGGCGGAGCGTGTGGCACTGGGGCAGGCGCGGGA